ACCAGGGCAAGATCCCGGTGGCGGTCATCCACCCGGCGTCCGCCGGCCATGGGCTGAACCTGCAGTCCGGCGGTTCCACCCTCATCTGGTTCGGGCTGACCTGGTCGCTGGAATTGCACCAGCAGACCAACGCCCGGCTCTGGCGCCAGGGGCAGAAAGACAAAACCGTGGTCATTCACCACATTATCACGAAGAACACCATTGACGAGCGGATCATGTCCGCCCTTCAAAAGAAGGAACGGGCACAGTCGGCTCTGATTGACGCAGTCAAAGCGGATCTGGAGGTGCGAAAATGACAGCGAAAGAATATTTATCCCAAGCCCGGCTGCTGGATGCCCGGATCAACGCCAAAATCCAGCAGGTCGCG